ACGAAATGACTATAGAACAAATGTTACTACGTAATGATCCACTCTTTGTTGGATTTGAACGAATCTTCGATAGAATGAATGCAGGCAATAAAGTCGCAAACATTCAACAAAAATATCCTCCATATAATATCGTAAGAGAAGATGAGAATACTTATCTCATTGAACTAGCTGTCGCAGGGTTTGGTGAAAAAGATCTAGATATTGAGATCCACGATAGCGTACTTACGATTAGAGGAAATGTTACAGAGTATAGTGATACCGCGGATTATATCTTTAAGGGTATAGCTGCTAGAAACTTTGAAAGAAAGTTTACATTAGCGGATACTGTTGAGGTGAAAGAGCTGGCTCTAAGCCAAGGTATGTTAACTATACGGCTAGTAAATATCATACCAGATGAAAAGAAACCAAGGAAACTTTTCATAGGAGTGGATAAACCTACTGAAAAACAACTATTAGTAGAATAAGAAAAAGGGGAGCATGCTCCCCTTTTAACCCACTGCTCTAGGTAGACCGTAATCTAAATCGTCTGATGATCTTGGTGTTATAATATTTGTAACTGATTGTGTTGTCTTAGTACTAGCATCAATTGTACTACTCTGTCTCGCATCAGTCATATTTACTTGTGATCGCCTATCCATATCATAACCTTTTACTAGTTCTGCTTGCGCTTGGAAATTTTTAATTCTCTGTGCTTCAGTTTCCAAACGCGATTGTTCTAACTTTTTAGAAATCAGCCCAGACTCTTCTGTGGCATTTGCTGTTGCATCATATATTCCGCTAGCTTCTTTTCTTGCTATTAAGTCGGCCTTCTTTTCCTCTGTTCTTTTGTCTACACCAGCTATTGCTTCTTGTGATGCATTAGATCTTGCATCAACCTCTCCTTGTGCAGCTGCAACATCTTCAGCTGAAACTATTTGAGCCCATTCTGGTAATTCTGACATAGCAGAATTTATTGCTCCGAGTGCTAATAGTTTTATTCTAGCTGGAATGGAAGCTATCCAGTCTCCTAATGCTATGAACCCTTTTTCAACTCTTGCAGATACATCTATAAACATTTCTTCTGCAGCGAACATTATTCTGTCAGGTATTGTTGATATATAATCTGAAATTTCTATAAATTTAGTTGATAGCAGTTCGCCTAATTGAGTAAACTTAGTAGAGAGCGTATCATATACCGATGTTATTGTGTTAGCAATAAAATCTCTTAGATTGAACGGCGGCGCATCTTCATCTCGCCAACCGAATTTTTTAGTAATCCAGTCTATTGCCATACTAACTGGTGCAAATAACATATCGGCTAAACCACCTTCTCCAGCGTATGCGTTCCATAATTCTGTTAGAGCTGTTGCTGGATCTGTAAACAGAGTCTTAACCCATTCACCTGCGCCTTTGATCATGTTCCAAAGCCCATTAATGATATCACTGATAAGAGTTTCAAAACTAAAAGACTCTAATTCTTCTGCAGCGTTTTCAAATCCTAATTTAGACACCCCCCAAGCAACTATACTTTTTAATAGATCCAAAGGCGCGCCGATAAAATCTCCTACAGCTGCGCCAATGCCAGCTACAAGTTTGTCCATAAGCGAACCTTCAGTATTCATAAAAGCCATGACACCATCGAACGCGGAAAACAAAAACCCAATTGGTTTTAAAATTTGGCCAACCTTTTTTGCAAACGCGCCGACATCAGTTCCGATTTCTTGCATAAATTTAACTGTTTTACTAGTTTGCCCATCAGCACCTCCACCACCAGAAAATAAATCACCTAAAAAATCACCCATCATTTTAAATGGCGCTATAATTTTTGATAATCCAATAGTCAACTTTTGCATTATTGGATTCTTTAAAATATCATCTAATACGCTGTTAGGTAATGGTTTTCCACCTATGTCTAAACCAAACGCGGTAAATATTCCACCTTTTAAGTTTTTAATACCATTCATTATGCTGTCTGTAATGCTACCTACACCTGATTTAACGAAATCTATTATTTTAGTTTCCCACCCGCGCATTCCAGCAAACGCAAGTGCTAGTGCAGCGCCACCAGCTAAAATGCTATCGAGTCCAATACGAAATTCATCTTCTACTTTTTCTTCTTTTTTCTTGTCTTTTTTTCCATCTTTTCCAAGTGCTTCTAGCAGCGCGGCGATTAGACTATCAAGCGGGCCAGGTTCTGGCTCAGCTAATGTTGTTGTATCCGGTTTAGGCTCTGCTGCTTTCTTTTCCCTATCGTTTATTTGCGTCTGCAGACCGAAAATTTTATTTAAAGTCTCTGTTTGAATTGACATAGACTTATCAACATTAGTTAGTATAGACTCTTGCATGCCAAATGCCAAACTAAGTGTTGACGATTGCGATATTATCGATTCGTTTACAGAAGTTAATATACCCTTAAGATCTTCTAACCTTGCCATTTATTTAGCTCTCTTTTTTCTTTTGACTCTGAATGAACTCTAATAACATATCAAAATACAAATCTCTTTCATAAGGTATTAAACTTTCTATATCACTAATACTATACTTGTGATGTTGAACCATTCCAAAAATCTTTTGATAATATATGAAAAGATTCGTATGACTCAACATTACATAAAAAAACTTTGCGTACCTTGTATTGTAAATATCTTTTCATCACCATTTGAATTTTTATATTTTATTTCGTGCCGAACCTTTGGCATAGTATCAAAGAATTCCTTAATTTTTTTTGTTAAGTCGGAATGCAGACTATCGATAAAATCATCAACTTGTGTTTTCGTAAAATCTTTAAAATTATAAACTTCATCTATTGATGCTAACTTATCAATACAAGATATTAATATCTCGTAACTTTCTTCC